GTATAAGGAGTAGAGATATGCAAAAGAAATGTAGAAGATGCGGAGACACAATTACAGTAAAAACACACGAGGATTATTGTCCTGAATGTGAAATAGTAATGACACCGCCTGGAGGAGGTGTTAGTAAAGAGTTAACCTGTGAAGGATGCGGGGTAACATTCGTTCACAAAAAGGAAAAGGCCCAAGGTCGTTGGCCTAAATATTGCCCAGAGTGTCTTCCTAAATACTCTAAGGTGCCTAAGAAAAAGGAAGAGACAGTGCAAGCTATTGCAGAAAAGATAGTGAAAGCTATCGAGGAGCCGGAAGTTAAGGTGACGCCTAAGAAAGAAGATGTCATCAATCATCCTTCACACTACACACGCGGTAATATTGAGGTTATCGATTTTATCGAGGATCAACAACTTCCATATCATCTAGGTAATGTTATCAAGTACATCGCACGAGCAGGGCATAAGGGCGATAAACTTGAAGACCTAAAAAAAGCAAGATGGTACTTAGACCGATACATCAATGAGGTAATGCAGCATGAGTGACTATAAAGAGAAGGCGTCGGCGTATCTGCAAGATATAAAGATGATTGCTATACGTATTCAATCGCTACGACAGGATATTCGCAAACTGCAGTATGATATCATCACCTTATCGGCGATTGATTATTCCAAAGACCGAGTATCCGGAGGGGGTACGCCAGTAGGGCTTGAAGGGGATGTGGCTAGACTTGTTGATACGGTAGATGCCAAGAAACGGGAGATAGCAAAGCTTATTGCTAAAAGGGAAGAAGCAAGGGCTTTAATTGAAAAGATAGAATGCATACCAGGGCGTATTATATTAGCGCAAGAGTACATTAATGGGGCATTTCCTAAGAAAGTGCAAGCGATGATATATTACGAAAAAAGCAGTTACTTCAATTTAAAAAATAAAGCATTGAACGAATTAGGGGTGCTACTTTCATAGCGGAGTACTTTGGACAGTTTTGGAGTACTTTGGACTTAAATGAACCGACTTGACATAGTATAATGTAGTTGTGAAAGGTGTCATTAGTCATCTAACACAAATCCTCTCTTATACACAACTCAGCAAAAAGCACGGTGATGACGACCGTGCTTTTTGTTGTATGTAGCATTGTAAATATAGGGGCCCCTATTTATGATGTGGGCGATCGCGTAAGCTAAGGAGAGGGAATATGTAAAAATGAAATTTACTGCACAATGAAACCAGGGCGAGCCGAATATGTCCACATTTTTAAAGCTTATACATTATGAGCTTGCCCTGTATCGTTGTACGCTGACATCTGATGACTGGACTATAAGTCCTCAAACAACTATATAGCCTAACAACAACCAACTAGTCATCGGATTTGAGCGTACAAATGTATTAAAGGTGAGAAGGTATGAGCACAGAAGTCAAATGCATTAAACGTAAATGCCTTAATAACAAAAACGGCGTTTGCACAGCACAACTAATAGAATATAATGGACTGTGTCAAACTTATATCACACATGATCAAGCACATAAAAGTAATTGTGGATTATGCACTCGTTCTCACGGCCGATTTAAGAGAAACAGCCGTGACGTATTAAGATAGCCAGGAGGTGAGGTAGTGGCTGCATTAGCAAATAAACGACATGAAAAATTTTGTCATGAGTACATCAAGGATATGAACGCTACACAGGCCGCTATTCGAACTGGTTATTCTGAGAAAACCGCCAATAGAATAGGTAGCCGATTGTTGTCAAATGTTGATATAAAAAAGAGGGTCTCAGAATTACGGGAAGCCTACTTCAATGAAAACATCATGACGGCTCAGCAGGTCGAGTATGAGTTAACAAGAATTGCCCTGGGGCTCTCAAATGAAAAACACGTCGTTATCGAAGGTACAGGGGAAGGATGTTCCGAAGCCCGCATTATCGATAAACCACCTGACGAGAAGTCGAGACTAAAAGCACTGGAGCTAATGGCTAAACGCCATAGAATACTTAGCGGTGATACAACTATCGATATTAAGCCTGTACTCATCGTAGGTGGTGACGATATTGCAGACTAATAGAGTGTACTTGCCTGATATAGTGGGCAAGGGGTACGGTGCATTTTGGCGGTTCAAAGGGCGTTATAAAGCTGTCAAGGGTAGCCGTGCCAGTAAGAAGTCCTCTACACAAGCACTTAAAGCTATTATTGAGATAGTAGAAAACCCAACTGTAAACTGGTTAGTCGTACGAAAGGTAGAACGCACCTTGCGTGACAGTTGTTTCGCGCAGCTTAAATGGGCTATCCATCGATTACAACTTGATAGGTATTTCAAATGTTCTACATCTCCGCTGGAGATAACGTATGTACCAACTGGCCAAAAGATTTTATTTAGGGGCCTAGACGATCCTTTAAAAGTAACATCCATTACCGTAGAAGTAGGGTCCTTATGCAGGCTATGGGTAGAAGAAGCTTATGAGATAACTTCTGAAGAAGCCTTCGATAGACTAGATGAATCTATTCGAGGCCAGTTGCCCGATGGAATGTATCACCAGGTAGTACTAACTTTTAACCCGTGGTCTGATAGGCACTGGCTAAAGAAACGTTTTTTTGATGAGCCTAGTGGTAACGTGTTAGCCATGACAACGAATTATATGTGTAACGAGTTCTTAAGTGAATCCGACCTAATATTGTTTGAGGAGATGAAAAAGAACCCTCGACGATATAGGACCGCAGGTCTTGGTGAATGGGGTATCGTCGAAGGCCTAGTTTTTGAAAACTGGGAAGAACAAGCTTTTGATGTTAACGAAGTATCTAAACGACCAAATGTGAAATCAGCGTTCGGCATGGACTTTGGTTATGTCAATGACCCAAGCACCTTATTCTGTAGTTTAGTTGATACTGTAGCACGTGAAATCTATGTCTTCGATGAAATGTACGAAAAAGGTATGAGTAATGAGGACATATTAAGCAAAGTTACTGAGATGGGATATGCTAAAGAACGGATTAAGGCCGATAGTGCTGAACCGAAATCAATTGCGTACTTAAGAAAAGCTGGTTTACGTAACATAAGAGCTGCTAAAAAAGGACCTGACTCTATCAGAGCTGGTATCTCACTCATTCAGGACTATAAGATTATTGTACATCCGAGATGTGTTAATTTCTTGACTGAGATAAGTAACTACACATGGGATAAAGATAAATTCGACAATATGGTAAATAAGCCTATTGATGATTTTAACCATTTAATGGACGCCATGCGATATGCTATGGAAGAGTTCGACGGACGGAAAGGCGTCCGGCTAATGACGTACTAGGAGGCGATAGATTGGAAATAGAATTAATTAAGAAGTTAATTAAAAAGCATACACTGGGGCACGCAAAAGTCGTAACTAATATGGAAGTGGCTGATCGCTATTATGCTGTTAATAACGACATTATGCTAATGCCGACAAAACCAAAAGACATAGAAGAAGCGAAACAAAAAGGCGAATCGTTTAATCCAATGCACCAAGCGGATAATCGAATCGCCTATTCTTTTTACCCTCTTTTAGTGGACCAGAAAACCGCATACATGTTCACCGCACCGCCGATTTATGACGTCAAGGATGACAAGTTAAATGAAACTATCTTAGATACGCTAGGCGATGCCTACGAAAAGAAATGCAAGGATTTATGTGTTAAAGCAACTAACGGTGGCGTTGCCTGGGTGCATTACTGGATGAATGATGAAGAAGGTTTCCAGTGGGCCGTTTTACCAGCTAGTGAGATTATCCCAATTTGGAATAACCGCATCAACACAAAACTCGAAGGCGTGCTGCGTGTCTATGCAGACATTAACGAGACTGGCGAGACAATCACTGTCTACGAGTACTGGAATGATAAGGATGTACAAGCGTTCTCTTTACGTACTGGTGACACGATAGAAGCCTTATCTCCTTATACTGCCTTTATCATGATTGACCCTAGCGGTGTTACTGTAGCAGTAGATTCTATACCACATAACATGGGTAAAGTGCCATTTATTGCGTTCGCTAATAACGCCAGCCACACAACGGACCTCGTCCGCATCAAATCGTTAATTGATACTTACGATAAAACATATAGTGGGTTCTTGAATGACTTAGAAGATGTACAGGAAGTTATCTACGTATTAACTAACTATGGCGGTGAGAACCTCTCCGAGTTCCTTGAAGGGATGAAGAAGTACAAGGCAATCCAAATGGATTCCACTGGTCCTGATGACAGAAGTGGCATTTCAACTTTGACCATTGATATTCCTATTGAAGCCCGCAAAGAGCTTCTTGATATCACTCGTAAAGCTATTTTTGATATGGGGCAGGGCGTGGATCCACAACAACAAGGTCTCGATGGTACTAGTGGGGAGGCCATGAAGTTTCTGTACACCTTGTTAGAACTCAAAGCAGGCATGATGGAAACAGAATTCCAGTTAGGGTTTAATGAGTTGATTCGTGCTATTTGTGCCGCTAATGGTACTACTGATGTAACTATCACACAAATTTGGACAAGAACATCTGTTAAAAACGATGGCGACCTTGTCGATATGTGTTCAAAATCAATGGGCGTTGTTTCTAAACGCACAATCCTTGCGCATCATCCATTCGTGGAAGATGTGAATGAGGAAATCAAACAAATTGAGGCGGAAGAAGCCGAGCAAGGTATTTACGATGATTGGAAATCTGAAGACCACGACTCTATAGACGAGAAGGACACTGAAGAACCATAAATCGTGATATAAATTTTTATTCTCTAATTCGTGGCAGGTAAACCACGGTAAAAACCGGATAGGAGAAACAACATGACAGTCAAAGAATTACTTGAAAAACTAGGTATCGCAGAAGA